CTTTTGCGCAAATACAACATTTTTTAGTTTTTGAAACCAAAAGGCTTACTATTCCAACCCTGCGTTGTATTGATGCAACATATACGCATAGTCATGCTTACTGTAGTCTTTTACACCGCCTTGGGCGTAATGCCTGTAGATGCCTTGCTTTTCTAGCCCTGATTTTTGGCTATGGCAATTGTGGCAAAGGCTTTGGAATATGTTGTGTGAAAAGGCTTGCCCGCCTATGTGTTTCCATGCAAACAAATGGTCAATGTGTTTGGCTGCTGTCACTATCCCACGCGCTAAACAACCTTGGCATAGGGGTTGTTTGCTAATTTGTGCTGCCCTAATTGTTTTCCATAACGGGGTTTGGTAGGCGCTATCGGTTTCCCGCCTTGCCATGTTGTCTATGCCCCCGTGTTCTAAGCAGTAGGTGTTTATCTTACTTCTAGGGTTCTTACATCCTAATGATGAACACTTACTGTTAGTGGGTACTGATGGCATTAGGCTAGGAATCGCAGTTTGTATAGCGTACTGTTGATAAGGTTAGCAATGGTATCTACCTCATTTTGCAATTCGCTATCTTGGGGGAATTCGGGCATACGGCGCAGGGTTGCTACTTCATCTTTAAGGTAGGTCAAGTAAACAACGGGGTTGCTATCGGGTAGTTGGTAATCGGATTGGTACTTAGTCAGTAGCCCGTACTTACCTTGAAACGCCTCTACAAAGCCATCTACTAAGTCGCTTACTTCATCGTAATAAGCGCCCAAGGCCATGTGCTGTGAGTAACTCAGGCTTTGAAAATGTAGGATGTGGGCGTTTGTGACGCTATGCAGTAGGCACATTACAAACTGCATTACGGGGTCGGTTTTAACCGCTTCAGCACGAAATTTAACCATCATAATCCTTCGGGTATTGGAACATCAACGGGCCATAAGCCCAATGCCTGTAATTTTCGCACCGTTTCTTTATGTGCCGCAAGCCAAATCTGTTGCCTTTGCGATTTATCTAACTTACCGCCTTGGTCAATTTCCATGTGGCAATGATGGCATAGGCTTGCAATTAAGTTGTCATCGGCTTTGATGCCCCGACCTTTCCCGCCTTGCCAGTTTGTATGTGCTGCTACTACCGTGCCATCATCAGCGCCGCAATATTGGCATGGAATTGCACGGGCGTTGCGCAATAAGGTTTGGCTACGGATGTATTGGTGTTTTGGGAATCTCATTCAATTTCGACCACTAAGTTACCGTTTGATTTTATGTAATCCCGTGTTTTTTGCACATATCGTTCAAATTCCGCACGGGTTACGCTTCCCTGCTGCAAATCGGCATATTCCAACAAATCCCTAACGGCTTGGATGCCAAGACCATCTAAACCCATTTGCATGGTTTCTTGATAGCGCAAGGCGGCTTTATGTAGGCTTTCCTGTACTTTTTGGCATATTGGCAATACTTCAGGGCCAACCCCGTTTTTAGCCATCATTTCAGAAAGGTTTAGTACATCCACCAATGTTCGCCAATCTTGAATTGTGCCAACGCCTTTTGTGATTGATTCCAAAGCGGCATATTCGGTTAGCCGCAGTTTGTCCAAAGTTTGCCGCGGTGTGTAAGATGCCCCAACAATGCTATGGGCTATTGGGTCTAACAATGCCCAAATCTTGCGCTTAGTTCTTTTTCGCATTTTTGCGGTTTTGCTGTAGATTTTTACCCGTGATTCGTTTATTCCAACAAATCTGACAAATCCATTTAGCGCCCATTTCTATCCCGCCTTCGGGCGGTTTAGCGGTTTCGCATTTGGTGCATAACTTGAACTTATGGGTTGAATGTGTCGCGCCCAAATCAATCGATGGCATCATATTGCGCCCTTTGTTATAAAAATTACCCAACCCCAAAAGGCAATCAGCATTGCAAACAACGCCGCATAAATTGTTTTATTACTCATGGTTCTTGCGCCCTATCTTTTTCTTCTGCAAGATGTTGCCGCAATTTGTTAACGCCAACCATTTCTAGGTCGGCAAATTGTTCTTCAGAAATTAAGCCCGTAACTTCTACGCCTTCAAACTTTACGGTTTCAATGTTTTCAAAGTACGGGCCATGTTCATCGCGTTCGTATGACATAAGGCAAGTAACAGTTTCGCCCGCTGCGCCTGTTGTCGCGTTAAAGGTAAATTCGTAGTCGTTCATAGTGGTGCATCTTCAAAGTTGTCGGGGTTGAACTTAGGAACTTTGTTACCCTTGTCTTTAGGGTTTGGAAATGGGGGAAAAGGCCACATTGCATTGCTTTCGTTTAGACCGTGATGTAACGGCATACACGGATTATAAGCGGGCTAATACACATTTCAACACTTTGTTGATTATTCTGTTGCTTTTATGCCTTGGCGTTCGTTAGCCGATTCGGTGCGCCATATTTCCGTTTTTAAAGTAGCCGCGGTTAAAGTCCATTTGTAGGCTTCTTCCGTTTCTATGGCAACGGCTAACCCGCGCAATAATTCCTGATATTCGGGATGCGCATAGGCTTCGCGTTCCTGTGCCGCCGCGCTTTCGTAACCCATTTGCATCGCGTCTTTCATTAGCAACGCTTTTTTGGTCTTACGGAATTCTTCCAAGTAAATGCGTTCGGCTTTTGCTTTGGCGTACTTGGGCGCGTTTTCAATGATGTAGTCAACGGCTTTGTAAGGTGCGTTCATTAGATTACCCCAATCATTCGTAGTGCGGCTTCAGGGCTATCAATGCGGCAAAGTGTCCCACCGTGCCAAGTTTCAAAGAAGTCGGCTTGTAGCCCCGTCAAACGCGCTTTATTTGTGCTTTTAATTTCTACCAAGAATGTGTGACCGTGATAGCCAACCAACAAGTCAACGGGTAGGCTAATAATCCATACCGATGCACCCGCGGCGCGCAAGGCACTAACGATTTGTGTTTGGTTTGCATCAACCCTTGCGGCGTATCGCATTTTTATCCTTTACTGTATTCATTCTTTGCTTTAATTCATCAGCGGCTGCTTGCCCGCGTTTGTTGGCAATGTCTTTAATTATCTTGTTCCACCATTCAATTGCTTCGCCCTTTCCTTCTTCCAGTTGCTTTTTGCGAAAACGCGCAACCCATTCCCGCGCTTCACAATCTTTAAAGTGTTCCATGTCCATCAATATCGCCAGTTAATTCCAAGGCTTTGAGAATTACCCATTGCGGGTAATGCACACCTTCGCGCACCCTGTCTAGGATTCTCATAGCCGTTTCGTATGTCATGCAAATAAAAGTTGTTGTGTTTTGACAATGCCGCCCGCATCGTAGCGTTTAGATTCGCCCTTGGGGTACGGCAATACGGGATAGGTTAGTTCACGCCGCAATTTCTGTTTATGGGTTTTGCTGCCCACAAAATATACATAACGATGTTTACGCGCCCGTTCGACAAAATAAACATTTTCTTCACCAAACTTTTCGATTACTTGGGCGTTGGTCATCCCATGCGCAAAGGTTGTATGGTGCAAGTGTTCCAAGCCTTTTACACGCGGGTCTTTAAACTTTGAACTTAGGCCCGTGTAAATGAAGTTTGTGGCTTGGTAAACATAACCTATGTGGCCTTGTTCTGAATCAGCGTAAGAAACCACAATTGCGGGCTTGGGCAACATTTCCATTGATTTGGCGACCAATTCCGATGCAATGTTTTTTTTGTTCAAGCAAACAAGGCGGTTTAGTTCGATTACATTTTCTTCCCATTTCTTTCCGCATACGCCTTGGCGTAGGGTAGAACTTGCTGATGTGCCGTATGTCACTACGCCAATCAATTGGTCATCGATGTAAGCGCCAAACGCATACGAAATTGATGGCATACGCTTGGCATAGTGTTTTTCAAGTAACCAAGGTTCGGTTTCAAAAGTGTTAATGGGCAGAACTTTCATGCTTCGCCCTTAAACTGTTTTTTCAAGTCGGCAAGTTTTGCCAATGCTTCGGCTTTAACCCTATCGGCTTCGATTTGCTCATGCAGCGTTTTCTTGCGTTCAATCTGAACCAATGGCTTAACGGGAATTTCAGGGCCGCTATTGCAAAGGTTTCTAAACTTGATTGCGCTTGGCACAAATTCACCGTCAAGTTTTGCTATGGCAAAGTCCATGCTTGGGCGGTATGTCAGGAATCTACCTAGTTGGTTTTTCCATTCTTCGCGTACAAATTCAGGGTCTAAGCCATCAAAGTGACGATTAAACGGCGCACCAAATATTGCCATCATTCGACCAAAAATATAGTCTAGCCCTTGGTCTTGGGTGCAAAAATCAGTTTCCAAGTAGTTTGACATTGCTACCACCTCCGATTAAGCCACGCGTTAAACCTGAAATAACCCGTTGGTTCATTTGGCCTGTCTTGCTTAAATTGCGTTCATCAGGTTTAAGCCAATCTGCTTGCAGCCCTTGCGAACCTCTAGCGCACCAAACACTTAAAAAATCTTGAAACGCCATGTTTGCTTTGGTCGCTTCTTTTCTTGCGCTGTTAACCACGGTTTCGGTTACGGGTGCTTTCTTGGCTTTGCGCAATTGTTTCCAATCATCCCAAATTTGTTGTTCAACATCGGGGGGGCAATCAACGCCAGTTGATTTATCTTTCTTTAGTTTATGGTTTATAGTTTCTAGTTCTTGGTTTATAGTTGCCTTAACGATGGGTTGCGAATCGTTACCCATTGGGTTAGCGGTTGGGTTCTTTTTCCTACCGCCTAGCCGCCCATTGGCCCTATTTTTCTCAGCCATCGCGTGATATTGCTGAATAACATCTTGGCATCGGGCATTGAACCAACCATCTTCATGCCTAACAAACATATCACTTAGCACGGTTTCAACCGTTTTGGTATCCAACCGCAACCGCCTTGCAACCCATTGGGTATCCAACGGTATTTTGTTTTCGCTGTCGTAGTACATATCAAGCAAACGCCGATATGCCAAATCTTCATCGTTTGATAGATGAACCGTTGCCGACCGATAGTCGGAAATATTAAATTGGTAATAGTGCATTTCTGCATCTCCGCAAAACTCCCAAAAAGAAACGGCGGCAGGCGGGGAGTACGCTTTTCGGTTGGGTAGCAACTCCCAACCTAGCCGTGTTTCAAAAATTGTATCAAAGAATCATCATCGTGTGCAAATCTTTGCGTTCTTCATGGGTCATAAAATAATAAAACCCTTGCGTGTAATCCTTGTGCAAGTGATAGCAAATCAGGTGATACAAAGAATCTTCCATCGATTGATTTGCATAAGCAAACCCAAGGTGTTCCATCATCAAAGATTTGTGATGTAGGTACTTTTCTATTTTTGTCATTTGAACCAATCAGGTTTGAGTAACTTTAATTGCCAAAGCCTAGCCGTAGGAATTTCTTTCCATTGGCTAATTGCCGATTGCGAAACGCCAAGCAATTCCGCTAATTCGGTTTGATTGCGTACCTTGGTTAACAATTCTTGTTTAGTCATGCCTTATTATAAGCCAACTTATAGATTGTGGCATAGGTGAAACTACTTAGAAAATATTTTTAAAAAGTTGTTGACATGGCTATTAGCTAGCTTATAATTTACCCATGCCCTAAACAAACAGGGTCTTTTAAAAGGAAACAAAAATGGCTTACTCAACAACATCACACACACAACAAATGGTCATTGCAGATTTCATTGCTACTGCACAAACCAACGGTATCTGCAACCTGTGGGCTTGCTTGCCAAAAACACACAAATTAGTTTTGACAAACCGTGTTGGTCAAATCCGCAAAGTTACCGATGCAATCGCTTTTGGTTTTGATGAACTTGGCAACCGTGTACGTTTGACCCCTGACCTCCGCGTACTGCAAGATTAAAAACGGGGCGCAAGCCCCATTAGGGAAACTACTTAGAAAATAATTTAAAAAAAGTGTTGACCTGAATATTAGTTGGCTTATAATTCACCCATGCCCCGAACTTCTTGGGGACTACTAGAAAGAAATCAAAATGACAAACGCAACACTCAAACAAGTAATCGAAACAAAGCGCAACGAACGCGCTGCTACTGAAGTTCGCTTTGCAAAAGCCAATGCCGCCCAAGCAGCCAAGATTGCTAAATTCACACCCCGTACAGATTTGCACCCCGCAGTTGGCGTATTGATTAACGCCAAGGGTGTTCGTTACTACGCGTTTGTTGGCGGTGTGTATCGTGAGGGTACGCCCGAACACTTGGCGGCTTTGTTGGCTTAATTAGGGGGCTAGGATGTACGACAAAACAACCCATGCCCGCGTAGTTGCTGCAAACTACTTTTGGAATGGCATTACAGAAGAACAATTGTGGGCAAACATAAATGGCATTTGGGACAAGCCTACAAACTATGCTTTGTCACACATCAAAGCAGGGATTGCGCAATTAGAAAGCCGCGGCATTTTGACAAAAGAAGAAGCGCAAAATTGCCTTAAAGAAACTTTAAAAATGCGTAAAAACAACACTAGGGAAAATACTTAGAAAATAATTGTTGACCTACATATAAGTTGGCTTATAATTACACCATGCCCCAAACTTCTTGGGGTCTTATAGAAAGGCAAATTAAATGACCGCAATCCTTAAAGCAGCAATGGCAATCGATGAATTGGCTAACACCCTTCAGCAAATTGCCCGCGATGACAATAAGCAAGTTACCGATTACACCAATGCCGAAATCGTGCATGAAGCCAAGTATGTTCTTAGTTGTTTCCATGAAGATGGTCACTTAAACAATGAAGATTACAAAGGTGAAAACGGTGAAGAACAATACAAATGGGCAGTTGGTCAAGTTCGCAAGTTGAACGCGTTTATTAAGAAATTTGCATAAAACACACACTAGGGAAAATACCTACAAAATAATTGTTGACCTGTATATAAGTTGGCTTATAATTCACCCATGCCGCAAACATCTTGCGGTCTTTTAGAAAGAAACCAAAATGACACGCTCAGTTATCAAAACATCTTCAGGCTTTGTAGTTTATGGCGCGTTCACTTGCATGATGCGTTTAGACATAAACGGCAATGTAATTTATTCCAACATGACCCCCGATTCAAAAGAATACAAAGCCATGTTGCGCACCTTCAAAAAATCAATCTAAATTAAACGGGGGCGCAAGCCCCCATCTAAAAATGAACAAATACTTTACCGACAAAGAATTTCGCAATGGTTTTGATGCTGCTGCATCATGCGAACCTTGCGACAAAACAAAATCCGCTAATTGGGTTGCGGGTTGGATGCACTATCAGGACAAGATGGATGCAAGTGAAACGGCTAGTTATTACTAATAGGACAAAACAAAATGAAACAAAAAATCATTACAACTTTAATTGAATGTGCTTTGGCAATCATCATCTTTGGTGGTTGGGGCGTACTGTTGGCTTGGAGGGGTTAAGCATGAACTTTATTAACCGTGTTCAATCCCTGTGGCAATTGCCATCACCCAAAGAAATGGCGGCAAAAGAATTAGAAGAAGCCAAGCGCCGTTTTCTTGATGCACAAAGCGGCATGGAATACGCCAAGCGAATGTCGGATTACCACGCCGACCGAATTAAACGCCTAACCAATTATTTAGAAAGCGCAGAATGAAACAAATTGCAACCGCATTGGTGCAAGCACAAAAGGCATTTGCACCCGCTTTAAAGAACGCCTATAACCCGCATTTTAAGAATAAGTATGCTGACCTTGCCGCGTGTGTTGAAGCGGTTATAGACGCGCTAAACAATAACGGTATTGCCCTTGTGCAAAAGTCTTACGATTGTGTTGGCGGCATCATGGTAGAAACTGTATTTGTTCACGAATCGGGTGAAATGCTTGAATGTGGCATCTTGCAATTTCCTGTAGTCAAGAATGACCCGCCCGCTTATATGTCGGCATTGACCTACGCCCGCCGCGGTTCGCTGATGGCGGCTTGCGGTATTGCACCTGAAGATGACGATGGCGCGTTAGCAACTATCCCTGCAAAAAATGTAGATGAAAGCGCCCTTATAGACCATTTGGCGGTTATTGACGCATCAACCGACCAAGACGGTTTAAAGAACGCCTACAAAGCCGCGTATGCCGCTTGTAATGGCAATTCTGATTGGCAAAAGAAAGTGATTGCCGCCAAAGATAAAGCAAAGGCAAAACTATGAAAGAAGAACCAATTATCGAAACAATCCGTTTTGATGAACAATCATCAGGTGAAATTTACAAAGCCGCAGGTAAATATTCTTGGATATTGCCTGAAAGGTCTGAATGGGCTTGCTATATGTTTGGCAACAAACCCGACATCAATGATGGAATTAAATTCATTCCAAAAAAAGGATGCGAACCTAATTGGTTTGTTCGTTGGATGATGAAAGTTTGTTTTGATTGCACTTGGGTTAAGGAAAAAAATACATGATAGAAAAAGTTGAACAAGGTACGCCTGAATGGTTTGCCGCCCGATTGGGTAATGTCACGGCATCACGCGTTGCTGATGTAATCGCCAAAACCAAAAGCGGTTATTCAGCATCCCGCGATAACTACATGGCGCAACTTATTTGCGAACGCATGACCAATACGGTTGCAGAATCGTATAGCAATGCGGCTATGCAATGGGGTACGGAAACCGAACCGTTGGCCCGTGCTGCATACGAATCTTATGCCGATGTATTGGTTGACCAAGTAGGGTATGTTCCTCATCCCATCATTGAACGCGCAGGGGCTTCGCCTGATGGCTTGGTAGGTGCTTATGGATTGTTAGAAATCAAATGCCCAAACACCGCCACGCACATTGATACATTGTTAAACAATCAAGTGCCGACAAAATACTTTACACAAATGCAATGGCAAATGGCTTGTACACACGGCGAATGGTGCGATTTCGTATCGTTTGACCCACGATTGCCAAACGGGTTACAACTGTTTGTTAAACGCGTTGAACTCGATGCGGAATATGTAGCAATGTTAGAAGAAGAAGTAGAAAAGTTCCTTTACGAACTTAATAACAAAATTTTTAAACTGAACGAAAGATTGAACCATGTCAACTAAATTAGACCTTATCGCTGTTGTTGGTGAATACACCGATGCCCAAGGCAACAACAAAAAACGCTTTTCCAAAATTGGTACGCTTTGGGATAAAGGGCAACAAGGTATTAGTTTGAAAATTGACCACATCCCCGTTAGTTGGGATGGTTGGTTAAGTGCTAAACCGCCGCTTGAACCACGCACACCGCAGCGCCAAGCCGCGCCTATGCCTGATGAAATGGATGATGTGCCGTTTTGAACAATGGGGGGAACGCGGGCAATTCTGCCGGACGAACGCTAGTACCCCCGCCTTATAGGACAACACAAAATGAACGATTTATTTGAAGCAGAATATTTAGCCAAGATTAGCCAAGATTATTTGAAAGTTCTACAAGGCAAAGGCGGCAATTGCCCATGCTGCAAACGGTTTGGCAAGTACAACGGGTTCACCATTACGCAAAAGAACGCGCAAGCCTTAGTATGGATTCATAAAAGCGGGGGCGTTGATGGTTGGGCTAACACCGCTAAAAATGCACCGCGTGAATTTATGCGGGCTAAAACTTTTACTAATATGCGCTATTGGGGATTGATTGAGCCGCACCCAAACGACATAAAAGAAAAGAAAGGGTCGGGCTATTGGCGCGTTACCCAAAAAGGCATTAACTACATCAACGGTCAAATGCGCTTGCCAAAGAAAGTGTTTGTTTACAATCGCAAGTTAGTTGGCTTTGGCGAACAACAAGTTTACTTTAGAGAATGTTTTAAACAACAATTCAATTTTGAAGAAGTAATGAACACAACATTTATCGGTGCAACAAAATGAGTTACGCAAATACAGAAATAGCAGTTATCCAATGGGGTGAAGCCCGCGGCATCGTACAGAATAGTACGCCTTACGCGCAAGCAATCAAAACCCAAGAAGAACTAAACGAATTGTTTGAAGCAATTGAAGATAAAGATATTGCTGCAATGAAAGATGCCTACGGCGATATTTTGGTTACGCTGATTATGGGTTGCGCTTGTGCTGATTTGGATTTGGTCGAATGTCTTAAAGGCGCATACGATGAAATCAAGCACCGCAAAGGCCATCTAACTAAAGATGGCATCTTTGTGAAAGAAGTTTAAGAGTAAATCCGCGTACCCTGTTTATCAATAATCAACGCTTGTTTGCGGGGTGCGCGTACCGCTTCATTAGGGATGCTAATGTGTGTCCAACGGTCAAATTCTCTAATCACTTGGTCATAGCCTAAATCCGATGCAATGACCGCCTTAACCACTTGGTCGGGGGTCATGCTAGGTACGCGAATATCGGCAGCACAACCAATGCGATGTTGTGATGTGTCTTTACTTCCAACCGCATCATTAACCGCTTTAGAACGAAACGCCGAATTAACCATGATGGGTTTGCCGCCCAAAAGTGTTTTAAGTTCTTCTAGAAATTCGGCAAGGCGCTTTATGTTTTCTAGTTCTGCATCGTTTGGCGTATTGTCTAATGTGCGATGGTCAGTATGCGTTAGTTCTTCTAAAGTAAAGTGTTCAGTTAAGTTCATTTTTTCCCCTGCATTGCTTCAGTTTTTGCCGCACTACTAGATGATGAACCGTAGTAGTAATAAATTACCGCCATCAGCACCGCATCTAAAGTTCCCAAGGCACGGGCTACAAGTTCCCGCATATCGCCGTTGATTGTGCCGTTAAACAATTTGTAGTTAACTGCACCCCAAACAATAAACACCACCAAGGCCATGATTCGCGGTGTCCATACATCGCCAGTTCTAGCAGCCATTTCACGCGCAGAATTTCTATCGCCCGCGTGTACCTTTTCCATATCGATTTCTAATTCTTTCATGCGAACCTTTAGGCTTGCATCGGCTTGTTTAATGCTTGCCATTTGGTCGCTAGTTAATGTGCCGCTTGCAAGCAAATCCTTAACTTGTTCTTTGGTTGCGTCTTTCATGCCCAACGCGTTACCAATAGCATCAACCGCCATGCCCGCCAAAGGGCCGCCCATCGCTGTGGCAATCGTAGGCGCAATAGTTTTTAACCAATCCATAACTGTTCCCTTACTGTTTACTTTTACTTAACATCGTACTGGCAATTTGCAGCATACTTTTTGCCTTATCTAAGTCGGTCGGTTCTTTTGCCCAACCCACGGTAATTTGTCCAACAAAACGCCCTTGTTCGGGCGGTACGCTTATTCGGCATCCAAAGGTTACGCCCTTTTCAATGTACCAAAGCCCAATTTCACTTTGCGCTACGGCGTATTCGCTACATGGCATTTCGTTAGCCATCAATGCTACAACATCGCGGTTATTAGCAGAACTTTGCGTAAACAATCCAACATCTAAACCTTCATGCGTTTTGTCGCGACCATCGCGGGTATAAGCCCTAAACAAAACCCTTGTGCCAAATAAAGGGTTAACTTTAAAGATTGCAATAACGGTCGCATCGGTGTTTTTAAACAAATGCGCTACAACATCTTCAGCACGGTCATCGGCAATCATCGGCAACTTTTTGTTTTCTTTGTATGCCTCAAATAAGAAAGATTGATTTTGCCAAATGAAGTAGCCCGAAAAAGCAAATACCGCCATCAGCAACAAGGCAAACAATTTAAAAGGGCTATCAGCATAAGATAAAACCTTACTCAATATGTCTGATGGTTTTTCTTCGCTCATGCTAACCCAATCATTGACAAAAATTTAGAAACCACCTTATCGGCAAGCGCATCAGGCAAAAATTTCAGGAATCCAACGGCATACCACGCCACACATAACCGAACAAATACCTTGCAAAACAAATCAAATTGTTTTTGGTACTCATTCATCGACCACACTTTGTTTTAGCGCACATATCTTGTATCTCAGCGATACCCCAACCTATTGCGCCAAGAAAAATAACGATGATGACAATGCCAACCGCCCACATCATTTGTTCTTGTTCTTGTTCTTTGCGTTTCTTTTCATCGGCTTTGGCTTGACGCGCTAAATGAGCATCTTCAATGTCCATTTGCTGCTGCCGTTCTTTAATCTTTTGCCACACATCCGCACGGCCGGTAGCCTGAAATAACATCATCAATTCGGCTTCAAAACGCTTCGCTTCATCAAGCGCCATTTCAATTTGAAGTGCTGTACCAAGGTTAGATTTATTACCCGAACGCTTGGCTTCTACCATTGCCTTTGTTGCAACGCTTTTAGCATCGAACATTTTGGCAATCATGGGCGTTAGGCCCGCTAAATCGTTAGCGACCTTACTAGCCTTCTTCACAAGCCCAATCGCTTGCTGTAGCCCTTCTAACGCGGTTATGGGGTCTATCATTTCCGTACAACCTTTTGCCATTCTAGGCAAACAACCTTGCGGTTATAAACATCACCCGACCATGCCCATCGGATACATCGATATTCTGTCTTATCGGAAATTGCCAGTATTAGTATCAGTACGGCTACCATGCCCAAACAACAATGTAGGCGCAATAAATAACTAACAATGTAAGAAGTGTTGCCGCAATAAATGCGATAACAAAATCTTTCATTTCAAGTTTACTAAAGAAGAATAAATTACGCCCGCCATACCAATAAGCATAGCGCCGCAAGCCCTAATCAATAAACTTTCTAAGCGCTTAAGCCGCGCACAAAGCATTTCATAACGCAATGTGCAAACGGCTTCATGGCTATCTAAACGCGATTCAACATCATTGGATGGCATCTTCCGATACTTTCATTTGCTGCTCGGCTTGGCCCTTGATTTTTACCACCAAGTTCCATGCGCCTGTTTTGGTAGGCAAATCGCCCAACACTTGCAGGATTGCGTTTGTTTCTTCAACGGTCAAAGTTAGTGTAATGTCTTGCATTATCGTTTCCTTAAAAAAAGCCCGCCATTAGGGTTGGCGGTTTACCCATATATATTATGGCGCAGGAGTTGCCCAAGGCAAAGGCGGTTGCACAATTGGGGGGTTAATTTGATTGTCAATGTTGGCTTGAATAGCCGCTTCTGTAGCGTCTTTATCAACGCCATTAGCCCAACACCATCCCAACACTTGTTCTTGCGTCAAATCAGCGTATGGCGTGAACTGACCTTCAGCGGGCATAGGGAATGAGCAAGTTGAATAAATGGTTGCGTTATAGGTGTCTTGAACACCATTGCAACGCCATCCCGCAGTAACCACTACATCGGTTAAAGAACCCTCTGTAGGTTTGCAATTCATCCATTCAATAATCCATGTTGTTGTTGCTGACATAATTTACCTTTCAAAAAATTTTTAAATACTCCAAGAAACCACAACTCCAAAAACCTCAACAACAACCTGAACATGGCTATCACCTGAATAGTTAACAATAACATCAAGAGTTGCTGTACCACCTGAACCAACTGTTGAAACTGTAATTGTGGGATATGTTCCCGCGCTATAAATAAGATTTGCTGTTGCAGATGAATTTGTTGTAACCATGTATTGAGCATAGTTATTTCCGGGGCTTCCACCGCGATATTGATATGAAGTTGTAACCCTTACTAATCCACCGCCGCTATATGCACCATTAGGGCTAGAAATTCTGCAAAGTGTTTGTGTACCGCTTGATGCAACATAAGAAGATGCCCATGTTCTTGTATCTGTTCCCGAATATTGCAATGTGTTACCAGCACCTCCGCCAATCATTGAAATACCATTGCTTACAGTCAATACATCTTTAGAAGTTGTAGTTCCAACAAGCAATTGCCCCGATGAATTTATTCTTGCTTTTTCTGAACCACTTCCTACTTTGAAAATAATTGTATTATCTTCGTAAAGACTAATCATTTCATTGCCGTAAGAGCGCAATGATAAAGAAGCACCGCCTACACAAACAATAGATGCGTTTGCAGTATTAGAAGCATTATTAAAATATAAAGTCTTGCCGTTAAAAATTGCAACATCACCTGAACCTGTAATACTTAATCGTTGCGTACCATCAGTACTGAAAACAATAGGGTACGCCCCACTTCTATAAATTGCACCCGCATAAGCCGATGTTCCGTAAAAAGTTCCTGCGCTGTTATCAATGCCAAAATAGAAAGAACCACCTGAGTTCTTCATTTCTAAACCATTGAAATTTGTACCTGTAGTAGAAGTAACATCAACAATACAAGCACTTGCCGCAACGGAAAGATTTTGAGTAGGATTATTTGTGCCAATACCAACATTGCCATTGTTACTGATACGCATTTTTTCATTTGCTAAACCACCACTCCCCGTATAAAAACGATGTGATGCCCCTGCACTAGTGCGAGGGATGTAAATTAAATCACCATTTACTCCGCCAAATGTAGAATCATTGCCCCACAGTACATAAGCATTAACATCATTTGATGGAACGCCTGATGGTGCTAAACCAAAAATAATACCTGTTGCTGATTCATAACCCGCTTTGATGTTGCCAACTACAGTAAGCGCAGTAGATGGTGAACTTGTGCCAATACCTACATTGCCTGTGCTTGAAATACGCATCCGCTCAACAGGGCTACCGCCATCAGATGGAGTAGTAATAAACCGTAAATAACCACTATAGTCGCCAGCGGTTGCGGATGCTTTTGCTCCTTGGATAAAAGCAAACGGGTATGGCGAATACGTGTTTCCACTTTTACCGCCAAAAGTTAATATAGGCCCAACATCAGCGGCGGCTGTTTCTGTTGAAAACAAACCAACGGTTCCAATAGACGAACTAATTGAACTTGTGCCATAAAAAGTAGCCGTTGTGGGTATGCCAAGAGCGGCACCAGAAGAATCGCCAACTGTTAATTTTGCATTTGGCGAACTTGTACCAATACCAAAATTCCCTGCGTTATCTATCCTTGCCTTTTCCGATAGCGTTCCAGTAATGGTGTTGCGGAAAACAATAGCACCGCCTGAATCACTTGATTGGTTATCAATGTAAAGCGTTCTAGTTCCCGCAACAGAATACATCCCCATGCTGTATTGGGAATCAAAATACCAACCAAGTGAAGTAGTTCCCCACTCCATCTTAAAGTTACCGCTTGAATCAAATCTAGCACGTGATGTGTTGTTAGTACCAAAAACAAGAGCGGCAGAAGTTGTATTTGTTAGTTCTAAATTACCAGTAGTGCTATTGCGATAAATTAACTGAGCCTTTACTGAGCCAGCCGCATCACTCAAATTAATAGCAGGTGTGGTGTTGTCGCCAACAGTTAATTTAGATGAAGGCGAACTTGTACCAATACCTAGATTGCCTGAGGAATCGAGGCGCATTAATGCGGCTGTGTCTGCGTTGTTTCTCCACTCCAATGCGGTAGTACCTGCGTACAAGTACGACATTGACGCACCACCCCTTGCAAACATTGGTTGCCCACCAACAAGGTGAATTGTGTTGTCAGCAAAATTTGCTACGCCATTTACATCCAACTTGTAAGCAGGCAAACTTGTACCAATACCCAACCCTGTTGAGGTGAGGCGCATTTGTTCTGCACTGTTTACAATAAATTGAATTGGATGATTGCTTGTTGTTCCAAGATAAAGACCAACACTATAAGAACCAAAATAAGAGGTAATACCAGTGCTTGATTCTGTTGACCTAAAAAATGGCCCAGTTGCACGAGTAAATCCAAATTCAGCCCCATCAAAAGTAAGCGCAGAACCTGTAGTTAATGCGCTTGATGATGAAGCATAAACAACACCATTAGCGGTAAACGATGTAAGCCCTGTGCCACCGCTAGTAGTAGGCAATGCAGTACCCGACAAACCAAACGCCAATGTGCCGCTTGTTGTGATGGGTGAACCGCTGATAGACAAGAACGATGGAACAGTAGCCGCAACGCTAGTTACTGTACCTAATGGGTTTGATGCCCAAGATGTGTCAGTACCATCGGTTGTAAGGTACTTGCCGCTATTTCCTGTTTGGCTAGGTGCTAAAGCATTGAACGCCGCGTTAGCCGTTGTTTGCCCTGTACCGCCTGATGCAATACCAATAGCGGTAGATGCCGTTAAAGTAGTAAATGCACCCGCCCTAGGCGTTGTACCGCCAATAGCCATGTTGTCCATCGTACCCACATTGGTTGGGTTGATTTCAACACCACCGCTTCCTGTAGGTTTGATGTGAACATGACCTGTCCCTGTGGGGCTAATGTCAATCTGAGCATTTGCGCCATTCATGTTTGTGGAAACATCTAATGAGAGATTATTTCCACCACCACCGCCCCATTGAAGTTGAGCAGTTCCGCTTGCATTGCGTAATGCGCCGCCCGCAGAACTTACCGCATCAACATAAGGCGTAGCAATTTTTGTACTTGCCGTTATTGTTGTGCCACCCAAAGTTGTAAATGCACCCGTTGTTGCTGTTGTTGCGCCAATGGTTGTGCCGTTAATTGCACCACCTGTAATTGCTACAGAACTTGCATTTTGCGTTGCAATAGTACCTAAACCAAGATTTGTTCGCGCATCAGGGGCGGTACTTGCACCCGTACCACCATCGGCAATAGCCAAATCGGTAATGCCCGTAATGCTACCACCTGTGATGGCAACGCTGTTGGCGTTTTGGGTTGACATAGTGCCAAGCCCTGAAACTTGCGTGTTTGTAATCGCAATGTTTACATCAGCGGCAGCGGTTAATTGACCTTGACCATTTACCGTAAATGTAGGAACTGCGCTTGCAGTACCGTAAGAAGCCGCTGTAACCGCTGTATTAGCGATTGAAATGGTACGGTTAGTAGTTAGGTTGCCCCCGCCAGTTAAACCCGTTCCCGCGCTAATTGTTAGGCTAGTAGATGGCGCACCAACATCGGTATTAGTCAGAACAACAACGCCCGTGTAGCCGTTAACGCTTGCCACTTGGTCGGTGTTATCGATTTTTTCCCATGCTGTACCGTTGTAAATTGCCCAATCGCCTACCAACCAATCGGTTACACCGTTAAGGTTTGTGTTACCCGCAACGGAAACAACATAGTAATGCCCTTTTGTACCAACGCTAGAAGTTAGCGTAGGCGTGTTTGTGGATGCGTTCCATGCGCCTTGATAACTTACGCCGCCCTGAATACTTGCAGGGATTTGCGACAAAGGAACTGTACCGCCCGCATCTAGCGTAGCAACGCCCAAGGCAACGCCCGCGTTCAATACTGCCGCAGTACCCAAGCCAAGGTTAGAACGCGCATCAGCGGCGTTTGAAGCACCTGTACCACCGTCTGCAATAGCAAGGTCGGTAATTCCTGTAATGCTTCCACCCGTAATAGTTACGGAATTGGAATTTTGCGTTGACATAGTACCCAAGCCGCTGACCTGAGTATTTGAAATTGCAATCGGTGTTGCCGCCAATGCTGTTAGTTGACCTTGCGCATTTACTGTTGCGGTCAAAGTATTGGATGAAGAACCATACGCACCCGCTGTTACCGAAGTGTTAGCGATAGACAAAGTACGGTTAGCAGTTAAATCACCGCCGCCCGATAGCCCTGTACCCGCGCTAATCGTAATTGCTGATGCCGCCGCACCTAAGTTTGTTCGTGCGCCTGACGCATCACTAGCACCCGTGCCGCCATCAGCAACCGCTAAATCTGTGATGCCTGTGATTGAACCGCCTGTAATCGCAACCGCGTTAGCATCTTGCGTTGACATTGTGCCTAAACCCGAAATTTGGGTGTTGGCAATAGCAATAGGCGTATCGGCTAAAGCGGTTAATTGACCTTGTGCATTTACCGTTGCTGTTAGCGTTTTAGATGCCGCGCCGTATGCGCCCGCAGTAACAGTTGTGTTGGCAATGCTCAATGTTCGGTTAGCAGATAAATCACCACCACCTGACAAGCCCGTACCCGCGCTAATGGTTGTTGCTTGGTCGGCAGCATTAAGGTTAGTTCTTGCACCCGCAGCAGTTGTAGCGCCTGTACCGCCGTTGTCAACATCCAATGTACCGCTTAATGTGATTGTGCCGCTAGTGGTGATTGGGCCGCCCGTGAACGACAAACCCGTAGTGCCGCCTGATACATCAACCGATGTAACAGTACCGCCGCCATCCGTTACCCATTCCAAGCCTGTAGCCGTGCCATCTAAAGAAAGGCGCTTGTTTGCGTTGCCTGTATATGATGGCAACAAATTAACCATTGCACCCGCTGCGGTGCTTGCGCCTGTACCACCATCAGCAACCGCTAGGTCGGTAATGCCCGTAATAGTGCCGCCAGTAATAGAAACTGCATTTGCATTTTGTGTAGCAATCGTACCCAAACCTAAGTTGGTACGCGCACCGCTTGCGGTAGTTGCGCCCGTGCCGCCCAAGTTAACGGGTACGGTGCTTAAACTGATTGTCGAACCAGTAACAACAATTGGTGATTGACCAATGTATTGAATCGTACCGACAGGGCCAACCAATTCGGTTGTGCCATCAGTAAATGTAAATTCAAGATAAAGCGCGTTATCAATTTCAACGGCGGTAACATCCGCTACGCCCCGACCCGCTACACCGCGGCTAATCGCAATTGTTTGAATTGGTACGGGCGTAACTTCTAACAGAACATTGTTTTCGTTCTGAACGGTAACTTTAATATTTGACATGATTTCCCCTTAAACAACAACAACACCATCCGAACGAACCAAGAACATTAAAAAGATAATGTTATCTTGTGCGGGTGTAGGCGTGTTAGCGGGAAAACTAATCTTGATGCGCCCTGTAAAACAAACAGGGTCAACGGCATCAATATCTAATTCGGGGTCGGTTGTAATCAAACTCCAAGCAGAATCATCAATTACCAAAGTAAAAGAACCTTGGGCATCTACTTGGTTTGTGATTGTCAAACTGATTGGCGTAGGTGTAGGCGTGTAGTTGGCTACATCAAACGATAAACCGTTACGCGTATCAATCAAATTGGAAACTGTACGGCGAACAATTGACGCGGTGATTGTTGTGCCTGTTAAATCAACGGGTGCGCCTTCTGAAGTCATTTGCAGATTCCAGTAAGTTCGTTGGTTATAGACAAGTTCACCAGTAATCAAGGGGTTATCAAACCCGCTTACTTGCGTGATTACATTTTTGGAAAATAGCGCCATGTTAGCGTTCCCTATACATAGGTCGAACATCCGCGTACCCGCGGGCGGTTATGTCTTATCTTTTCAATATTTTAATGCCCAATTTAAATCTTGGGAATCTGTTTCTTCAATTCTTCAACTTGTGCTGAAAGTTCTTGTACGGCTTTAATTAAAACCGCAACATACGATGGATAGTGAATTGTTTTAAAACCAACTTCATCGCCAACTTTCCAATCAGGTTCTTCGTAAACCAAGGATGAACCAAGCGGAATAATATCTTCTACTTCATCAGCAATTAAGCCGTAACCTTTTTGGTGTTTGGGGTCGGCTTTAAGTTTGTAAGAAACGGGGCGCAATTGTTTGACAAATGCCAAACCTAAATCGCAATCTGTAATTTCTTCTTTTAGTCTTACATCCGATGGGCTTGTTGTACGAACATCTAAAGTAACGGTGTTACCCGAACCAGTTGTTCCTACATACGCGTTAACAATGCCTGTAGTGCTTGAACCTAAAATGTTAATTCCTGAACCCGCGGCATTTGCTGTTCCGCTGTTGCAAGGGAAAATACGCGCCCATGATGATGCACTATAGCCATCCATTCGGGCGGTATCGTAGGCTTGACCCGTTGTTGATAACGGCGTATAGCCCAAAGCCGTTGTAACGGTTGAACTTGTGATAGATACCGCGCCCCAAGTTCCGTTACCCCGCAGCACATCGGTTACTGAGCCTGTAGGTACTGCAAATGTATAGGCATCCCATTTAAAAGGGCCGTTACACCAAACGGCAGGGCCACTTGCTGAAATGCCATAAACACCCGCACCCGAACCATTGGATAAACCAAATACACCAACGCCCGCAGAACCGTTACCGTAACCTTTAACGCCTACGCCACTTGTTCCGCTTGCGTTGCCTTCGATGCCCGCGAATGGCCCGCTACCAAAAACGCCTGTACCACCCGAACCAAAAGATACGCCGCGTACACCAAACGCATTGTTATCGCCATAACCATAAACGCCCGCGGCTTCAATAACGGGGTTGTAAGGTGCGTTATCAGCAAATGCAATGATGCCAAATTTTTGCGCATAAGTTACATTGGCTGTAACCGCGGCAGTTCCCGCAATAGTTGTAACTGCACCATTGAACTTAGCAGAACCAGTAATCTCAATGTTACTAGCGCCAATTAAGTTGCCCCTAAAAATACCGTTGTTAAAAAATACATCGCCTGTAGATTGCTGAATGTAATAACCCAAAGTTCCATAAGTTGCGGGCGTACCGTATATCGGCGGTGTTGACCCGTTCCAGTTATCCGAACGAATGTCTTGGAAAATGCTTGCCGCTACTGGCCCTGTCCATGCCGTGCTATTAGCGGGAACGCTATTTACAGTAACCGCGTTGCTGTTGTATTGGCCTTGGATGTACCACATCACTTGACCAACCGAAACGGTAGGCGCTGTTAATGTCCAACCTGTAGGCGCTGTAGCACCGCTTGTAGGCGTTGTAAATGTTGGGGCTGCGCTTGATTGGCTTTGAACTTTATAAGCAGTTATAAAACTAATGCCCGCTGTTCCCGCCGTTCCTGTTGGCGACCAAACAAATGCTGAACTGTTAGAACTTTTTTGCGATGACGCAATTTCATTTCCAACCGTGTAGGTAAAGTAGAAAGTTCCCGCGGGCAATACTTGATTGGCAAATGTGTAAGTAGTGCCATTTGCTACGGGTGTATTGTTAGGCGAAACCGCAGTATTAAGAACTTTCCAACTTGTTGAATCAGCGGGCGTAGATGTATAAAACAAAGTGCCAAAAGTTACGCGCCCCGTTGCAGGGATTGATACTTGCACATCAAAACTAGGCACGGCATCCGATGGGCGTGATGCTGTAACCGTAGGCGCTGTTAATGCTGAAAAGTAAACGGGCGATGCTAAGTTACTATTTGGAACGGGCGTAAATTGCGTTATGTCTTGGTCATCATAAACTTGCGCGTTGTATTCGCTAAGTTCTAAACGCGCACCTAAATTCCCATCAGGCAATGACGCTTCGTTAACCTTCATCACGCGGAAAAGTTTTGCGTTCCAACCATAATCAGAATTGGTGACGCTAACAACATCACCCGCATCAACTTGGATGCCGTAATAGGTTGTGTTGAAACCTACAATTAAATCTTCGCGGGCTTGTTCCAACAAACGGTTTGCAAGGTAATGCGCTTGCACGGAATCGTTAACCATGTCGTAAGTAATTGAATACTTGTTAACGGGTTCGTTGGGATACAGTAAACCGCTAGGTGTTTCAATGTTGACAAATGCGGCTTGGTCGCGGTTTTCCTTGAATGGGAAACGCGCTTCAACTTGGTTAATTGAACTTGTAATGTCGGTTGCGCTAACGCGAATTTCGCCAATGATGTTGTCATCATCAAACGCATAGGCTGTTGATTCGGCTTTGTTAATAACTACCGACCATTGACCCAATGCCGCGTTGTATGTCATCCACGAATCGCAAGCCGACATGATGCGGTCAATATTAGAAAGAACCGATTGCCCTGCATCCAACACGCCGTTAATGCGGTAACGCGGTTGCGTAGATGGTGAGCCACTACTATTTGTAAATGTTATGTTTTGGTCGCCGTAAGTGTTTAACGCTGTTGCGCTTGAACTATTAACAAACGCTGCATCTACTGCGCCGCCGTAAACTGAATTGGTAATGTAGTCATACCAAACATCACCCGCTTTTGCTACGCCTGTGCCATTAAGTGTATGGGCTACTTTAAATGTAATTGGTTGCAGTTGGGTTGTATCGGCATCGCGGTTGTAAATAAGTTTGACAATAGCAAAACCCAAACCATTCATTTGGCGCGTACCTGTCCAACGCTGTGCGCTTGCAATGTCAGAGCCACCCATTACGGTGCTAGGTGCTGATGCGCCGTTTGCGGATGTGATTGTGCCGCCCGCGGTAGATGTATAAAGACTGATGTAAAGGTTGCCGCTAATCTTTGTATCTACATTGCCCGCTTCATCGGTCAGGCTAACAACTTTAGTTAAATCTGTACCATCAAAAGTTACTTTTCTATCACCGTAGTACATATCGGCGGTATCAAAAGTAAATTGCCCATTAGGGCTAATACTTGAAATAGCCAACACATAGTACATTGTCTTTTGGTCGGTTGTCAGAACCGCATCAACGAATGTGCCGCCCATGTACGCATTACCGTACACAATAGGGATAGCATTAACACCGCTTGGGGGTACTTGCTGCCTTACGCCCATGTCTTGTTGTTGTTCGGGGTTGTCGGCAAACGCACGGGTAACAACATAGGAAACGGCAAAGTTAACGGCAAAGGTTGCCATTGCTGTTGAAAAGCCAATTACTTCTAAGCCCGCAATTAAAGTTGCAACCATTTTTATTCCCTAACAAAAGTTGCGCCAAGGGCTTTGTATCCCCTGCGCGTGTAATCAATCAACGGCCCGTTAGCCGAAATCGATGTGCAAATAATATCTATTTCACCCATGTTTAGCATTGCATTTGCGCGTTCATCAAATGCTTTCCAAAGCCTACCGCCAACCGTACCATTGCGATATTCGGGTTCAACCCACCACAATAGTTCGTTTAACTCTTTTACTTTTGGCGACCAAATGTTCGAAGTTTTGTAAGCGACAATCGCACCGCGCAAATGCGAATCCACAAAAATGAACCCACGCCCTTGAATGATGCTAAACAATAGTTCTTCAACATAGCGGGGAAAGTGATTATGCGATTGACCAAGTTTTTTAATTGGGTTTTCATAGGCGTATGCCTCCACGATTTCTAACAGTCTAGGTATGTCGTATCTTGTCGCTTGTCTTATCATGGTATTTCTTTGGCGCTTGAATTTTCCGTTGTAACTGTAGTTTCGCTTGCTTGTGTTTGTGTTTTTGGCGGTGAACCAAAGTCAAAGAATGTATTAGAAATTTCACTTACGCGGTTCATTGATGTATCACCCGCATAAATAAATTGCCAATTGTTTTGATTGGTTTTTACGCCTGACAATCTGTTTTCCAAAACACGGCGCATTGATGAACAAGAAATAGAACAAGTTGCAATCCGTGTACGCGCATCAGTATTGAAATCTTCAGTAATTGAAACGCTGTTAATGATGCCTTGGTAGCGTTTAAAAAACTGTGTTGTAGGCGTAGTAATGATTTGGTTGTTTGAATTAAAAAACCCGCGCCATACTTCTACCAATGAACCTTTAATGTCGCTGCTAAGAATCAATGCAACATTGCTTGGATTGATGCCCGTCAATTGGATTGTCATATCATCCGATGTGGCTTTAATGTCGCGCTGAACATCGCCAACACTAAGTAGCGCCCCAAGGTTTGAAAAGGTAGTGCCGCCAACCGTAATAGGTGCAGCAGCGTTACAGAATGTATAAACCGTTCCCGCATTACCAACGGTTAGTTTTACAAATTCTGCATGGTTAATCTGCGAACCAGTTACCGCGTTAATTGTTGTCATACGATGTATTCTCTAAAAACAAACGGCGAATCCCATTGCACAAATGCGCCATCGGTCATAGGGTTAAGTGTATATGTTGGGCATGATTCCGCAACAACGGTAAATGTGCAAGCATTGCCTATAGAAACTGTTGCGCCTGATGATGGCGTACCAATCAACGGTCGGTTAATGCTTACTGATGAACCCGCGCTATCGGCAGTCACTTTGTAGGTGTAGCCGCTAATCATAATAAAGTCACCCGCCTTAAATGTCCCGTTAGAAGTTAAAGCAAGTGTTTGCGTGTTTGGCGTAGGCGTACCGTTTAGCGTAGCCGCTGTAGCCGTGCCGCGCATTTCGGTAAACCAAGAAAGGTTAGAACTATTGAAAGTAATAGTTTCGGGCAATTGCCTATCAAGGTTATCGATTGTTTGAATTACATCCCGAACTTGCGGATAGTACAAATAGTTGTGCGGCGTTACTGTAAACACCCAAGGCACGGCAGTTAAGTATTGCGCAACGGTAATATAACCCGAACGCGCAACTTGTTGCCCAACCATACGGCGATTGTTCACCGTCATTGATTGCTGAATGTTAAAAATGGTTTGGAAACTCATGCGCGACCCCTGTTAACCGCCAATGATTTATTAGCGTACTGATTTGCCGCCCAAATCGCGTTAGAACTACCATACAAGCGTTCTTCAAACGATTTGGTATCAATGGCGTTAATGTAGTTGTTTGTAACATTGGTAGTACCTCCCGCGCCCGCTAAAGCATGGTTAGGAATTACTGTACCCGATGAACGGGGAACAAACAGTTCAGGCCCGCGTTCACCTACAACATAAGGCGTATTGGCATTAGCAGAACCGCCATCGGCTAAGAACCCGCCAAGGTCTTGATTGCCAAAAGCATTGCCAGTACCAAAACCACCGCCCGCGTACATACCAAACAACGATTTAAACAAACCCGTTGCTGATGCGCGTAATTGAATTGCAATCAAATCTTGAATGATGCTACGGGCCAAAGATTTAAACGATAACTTACCCGTGCGCACAAAGTTATCTAACGCGCTTTCCATGTTGCCCATTACGGATTGAAAAGCCTTTGCACCGTTTTCTAATTCTGTTGGCAAGTCGCGGAAAAACTTAGCGCCTTCTTTAAAGAAACCTTGTTCGCCCGTGCCTTCGCGCTGCGCTTTAACCGCTTGGTTTTGTGCGCGTAGATAGCGTTCGGTTGCATCGGCTAATGCGTTTTCTCTTTGTACTAATTGTTCTTTAGCATCGGCATCTAACATATTGTTGCGGTTAATTTCTTGTATAGCATCTAACCGTTTTTGTTCTGACAAATACAAATCCTTTGTTAGTTGCGCATCTTCCGAACGCATACCCATTGTTTTTTGGTCAATAAATAACAATTGATTTTTAATTTGCAAATTGCGTTCTTCATTTTCAATACGCTTTGCTTCTTTTGTATATGCGGCTACTTGTTGACCTTCAATTTCAAAAAGTGTTTTCGCATATTTTTGCGCTTCACGGTTTGCGTCTTGAATTGCTTTTAATCTTGCTTTTTCGGCGGCTTCAGCATCTTTATTACGCGCTTCAATTACTTTTCTTCCACCACTAGCGGCAGGGGATTTATTGTCGGTGCGGCGTTCATCAACACCACTACGCCCGTAACTTGTCCCCATTACTTGCGCTTCAAAAAAATCTAAATTTTGGCGTTGTGCATTTCTATACGCATCGTATTTTTTGTTTGCCGCAATAGCCGCATCAACACCTTTAGTAACCAAGGTAACGGCGTTGTTATAAGTATGCTGAATTTCATCAGCAATGCCTTTAAAAACAAACGCAACATTTGCACCAAGTACGGCAACGGTTTGGAATACAACTTTAAAAATGCCGCCAAGCGAAACCCCGTAATCACTCATTGTTTTTATGTAATCAATGGTAGATTTCAGGATTGGGCCAAGTTGGGTAGCCAACACTAACATCACATCACGCGATGTTTGCGCTAACAAATCGTAGGTATCTGCGGCGGCTTTAATTGCTTTTTCTTGTTCTGCAATCAGCGGGTTTGCTTGTGCCATCTTTTCAGCAAAGCCAACCATGTCAACGCCTTTGGCGGCTTTGCCAAAAACTTCCATTGCTTTAGCGTTGCGGGTAATCGGGTCCTCAACCGCCGCCAAGTTGGTAGCCAACTTATTTAGCAATTCTTCTTGGGAAAGTTTGCCCAAGTCTTGCAAAGTAACGCCCAAAGCCTTGGCGGTTTTCTGCGCTTGTTCTGAACCGCCCGCGGCTTCGTCAATAAACTTGGCAAACGCCGATAGCATCTTGCCCGCGTTATCCGCTTTGCCGCCTGAATTAGCAAGCGCGTTAGATAACTGTAAAACCGTGCCTATGGCTACTTCGTTGGCTTCGGCTACATCGGCTAGTTCATCGGCATATTGAAGCGCCGCGGCACTAGCAGCAACCAAAGCAGTTGCGCCAATCTTGCCAAACTTTTCAGCGGATTCGCTAAACTTTTCTAATTTCTTTCCCGCGGCTTCAATGCCTTTATTGAATTCCGCGGTATCTATACCAAGGGCTACGCCAAGGCGGGCAATCATATTAGCCATCTTTTACCCCAAACTTTGTTTTATCAAATCCGTTTGCCTGTGACATGAACGCCAATAGACTATCGTTTACCGCCGCCTTTTGTTGTTCTGCGGTCAAAGGCGGGTAGATGTAATCATACGCACTACCCAAAATGTTGGCTAGTTTATAAGGCGATGAATTTGCGGGGCGCATATAGTTAAACACGCCATTGGTTAGGGTCGCCAATTGCGTAAGAATCCCGTAATTCCCAATCAACCCATCGGCATACATCGTTTGAATGTTTGCCAAGGTTACATCGTCTAATTCTTCAATTGTTTCTAGGGTATGCCCGTTGAAAATCATTGCTGCTAGGCATTGGCTTTTCAACGAGCCTATTAGTTTCCCCGCGCTTCCCTATAGGTTGGGCTAATCACTTCGCCAATCTTTTCCACAATCATCATTTGTACGGAAATTGGGAATTCTTCTTCAATGTCGGCATAAGTCAAATCTTCTAAACTTACGCCTTCCATTTCAGGAATTAGCAGTTTAAAAAATTCAGTAATACGGGCTTCGGTGATGGCTTTGTTTTTGGCGGCTTCGCGCATAGAACGACCTTCAACCAAAATATCGTTATGCGTAAATTGGAAATCTTCAGTTTGGTTATTCTCAAACTGTCGCAATGGTGCGGTAATTTCTTGGTAAACCTTTTCTACAGTTTGTTCATCAGGGTCTGAAACCCTTTTGTAGATAGCATCAGATTCGGCAACCAAAGGGATGCGAACTTTAAAGGTATGCCCATTCAACACAAACGAACGGGTCAAAAGGTCTTTTCTTTTTGCTTGGTACTTTTCACCAAATGCAGAACCTAGTTTTGTCATTTATTTTTTATCCTATATTTACTTATACGCCTTGCCAAAATTTCCCCTAGCCGCTTGGCGGTTTGGTCGGCTTGGGATTCTAAAGCAGGGCGTAGGAACGGTTGCGCACCATTTCTAGCCGTGCCAAATTCTTGTGCAATTGCACGGGCATCCGATAGAACGCCCACTTGCCGTTTTGCTTCTTTTAGTTTGCGGTTGTAAGCGGCTTTATCGCTTTCATACAACGCTGCATTAGATTCGTAAAACTCTTTTTTAAGTTTCTTCTTAAATGCTTTTGTTGTTACCACCGCAATTACGGCATCGTTTTCGTTGATGTACTTAGAACGAATGTCTTTTTTTGTTGGTCGGCGGGCTTCTACTTGCATTGTTCTAGCCAAGTCGCCTGTATCTTTTGGCGCGTTCATTTGCGCCATCAACAACACGGGTTTCATTGCTTCCCGTGCGGCGGGTACAAGAATAGAACTTCGTGCTTTCTTGTCGCCAATCTCATCGGCTAGTTCCCCAAACGCGGCTAGAACATCTTTCAAGCCTTCGATTTTGTAGGTAACGCCCGACATGATTAACCCATTGGCTTAATAATCTTTTGGTACAACGCGTTATTCAGAGTATGAACATACTCTACGATTTCATCGGGTGTAAATTTATCTGCATGGTTTGCAGCAATTTCATGGGCCAATGTAATCGCGGTTAGTTTCTGCTGAGTAAACCCAAACCAATCCTTTCGGGTATCGGTTTGGGTTACTAGAAAACTCAATAAGTCGCTACTGTCTTTTATTGTTGTGTTTGTCATATTAAGTGTTGTTTGACCAACCGTATTGATTACCGCGGGGGTGAATTGTGAAGTTGCATTTTGCTTCGGCGCTTGGGCTTGCATCAATTGTGAATTGAGAAACGCGACCATTGAAAGCATAGGCAACGGTGTTTGTACCCGCTGTAGCAGTCACTACAAAAGTGCGGTCAATAACACCTGATTCAGCATCGCCACGAATCAACAACAATGCTGCATCGCTAGGATTCCAAGCGGCAGTAATGCTAAGTGATGTAGGGGCAGATTGCGTTGGGATTTTGTCAGATTGACGCGAACCCGCAACGCTGAAGTTTGCAACCGCATCATCTTGACCAAATGCGGGTACGGCTTCAACGGGAACTAAGATACCGTCAGTACCAGTACCATTAGCGGCAGTACCTACAATGTCGCCAATGTCGCCTGTCCAAACATCCAAGTTTGCGGCTGCAATTGCAGTAGGCGTAGCGCCTGTTTGCATCCATAACGCGGCAGAAAATCCGGGCAATATTTTATTTGGGAGAGCCATTTTCGTATTCCTTTAAAAGAATGGTTAATCGAACTATCTTGTCAGGTTGGTATATCTAGTGTGCAATCAAGAAAAACCTGTGCTAGTTTTTCATCATTGTCGTAAGTGTTGTACAGCCAAAAAACATCGGCTTTAGACACTTGAAACCCATTAGTCGCACCACCAAACAAACCACTATATCCGTGCAAGGATTGTAGTATCTGATTGGAAATAGTGAAACCATCTTCTATTTGTTGCGTAAAAATACTTATCTGAAATGTTGGGCGGTCAATACCCTTAACGGATTGAACAGGCCCTGTATAAACATCCTGATGCACATTTCGCAGCATCCAAACAATGAACTTAGGTTCTGTTGCAAAGTTACGGTTAAACGCGGCGTAAACGGGTACGGGCGTAACAATGCTTTGCAATTGGTATTGAATTGCTTTGCCATACTGAACGGGATTTTGTTGCGTTGCCATTTATACCGCCGTAACTGGGTCAGTTCTGTAAGCAATGATAACCACCATCATCCTATCGTCAGATTCGCGGATGTTGTCAATGCGCCAATCAAACCCGTTATAAGTGATTGAATACAAGTTTTGATTACGCACCATTTCACGCGTGTTAGGCGTGTAGTTCAAAGTAAAGTTAACCACATCTTGATAAAGGCGGTACTTTTCAGAAATCTTTAAACTGTTTGCAACGGAATGAACACGCGCACGGGTGCGAAACCAAGTGGTTTGCGCTGTACTTTGTTCGCCAAAATCGCTTTTAGCAAACGCCAAGTTGTTTACCGTAATCTGTTCAAACCGTGCAATTGCCATTTACATCACCAAAGGTTTGTATGGGCGCAACAATTGCGCAACGCCAAACGGAATTTCTTTCAATTGGTTATCCGTTGTATTGCTACGATTGTTATACAAATGCGTAAACAAAAGCAAGCCCGCTTGTTTAATCACGGGGTATGTTTGCAACGGATTAGGTGCGGTTGTGTACTCGCAAATAATCGGTGCTGTCATTTCGCTATTGATGCTTGTAGGCAGCGTTTGAATGATTACCTTGTTGCCGCTTGCATCATAGTAATATTCGCTAGGCGATACCACCGTTAAAACGCTTGGGGTGTTGTTGTTCCAGTACGCTACGCGGTCAATCGTAACGCCTGACATATCGGGGTATTGGTTTTGCGATACTTCGGGCAAATCCAAACACACGGGAGAATTGGCTAAGTTTCCTGAACCATACCAAACACGGTATGTAACAGAAAAAATAGAAAGCCCTATGTAATCTTCAATGGCTTGGCGTACCGCTAGTTCTAGCGCCTGTAAATAGCCATCTTGCGATTCATCTTGAAACAAGTTAATTTGATTCGTGATTTCATCTAAGGTTAGCCAAGGCGTTACAACATCGCGCCCAATCTGTTCAAACTTTACATAGTTAAACGGATTGCGTGAAGCCGCCCCGTAGGGCGCACCAAGAATAGGGTTTTCTACTGACATTCAAGCCCCCTTTAGGCGGCAGACATACGAACACCCGCGAACGGGTCGCGCACGGTGCTTACCATTCGTTTTTCCGCGTACATAGTCACGAAACCCGCTTGTGTTTGTTCAAACATTTGCACCGACATTTGTTCTGTATCGCCGATTGTCAAAAAGCGATTCCAGTTTGCCAAGTAAATCGGGAAATCTGTAGAAAGGTATGGGTTGGGGATAACGGGCCAACCAAACACGCGACCAACGGCAGCACCATCAGCATCGCCAATTTCCAAGAACAAAGGCAAGCCTTGGCTATCTTTCAATTGACGTAATGTTTGAATCATTGCAGGGCTAATTTGCCAAGCGGTAGATTCTAGCGACCAATATTGGGCGGGCAACGCGTTAGCCATGTTGACCATCTTGTTGTATGTCACCGCAACGCCGCCGTTACTAACCGTAGCGATAGTATGTATGCCATCTGTAATAGCCGTACCACTAGAACCATAAGCGCTAGTAGCGCCGCTAGTGTAACTATCCAAACCACGCAAACCATCAGTAGCGCCAGTTGATGTAGTTGTGCTACCCGATTGGTCATCGTTAAGAACCATTGATTGGCCTTCAAGTTGCGCAAATTCAAGCGCCAAATCTTCAACCAATGTTGCATCAAGTCCATTAACATCACTTAGCACCGCCGTTCTGATGGGCAATTGTGCAACCAACACGCGCACGGGCAATTGCCAAATAGAAGTGTCAACATTAGGTGAACCGCTATTAGGCGTAAATGTGTAACCCCAAGGGTTTGTAGAATTTGCGGCGTTACCAGTCTTGGCAACGAATTGGGCATCAGAGCCGTTAACCGCGATTTGGCGTGAGCCTTGACGCAAAGGATTTGCTTGGCGCAAAGCCGCAAACGCATCATCAAATACAACATTACCACCAACACCCGAACCCGAACCAGTAATGGCGCTTGCTTCACGCAAATCGATATTTACTTTGCCGCCTTCGGTGATGGCCTGTTTGATTCCGTTCAAGATTTTTTCGGTGATAGACATTTTGAATTCCTATTTAAAAAAAGCGGGGGATTTTCGCCCCCCGCTAATGGCAACGCAATAATTAGGTCGCTGTGCCTGTGGAACGGTAACGCACACCCGCGAATGGGTCACGAACCGATGTAGCCAAACGCTTTTCGCCGAAGAATGTGATAAATCCGGGGGCTGTTTGGTCGTAGCGGCGCATAACCATGTTCAAACGGTCAACGATTGTGTGGAATCGTGACCAGTCAGCAAAGTACATTGGGTACAAACTAGAAGTACCCGCAGAACCTGTTGTTGTCTGTGATGGTGTATCGCAATACTTGTTAACCACAACATCAAAGCCCATCAATTGGCCTACGATACCTTCAACCGACAAACCTTCGTTACGGTTAAAGATAGGTGCGCCGTTGTTGTCTTTCAATGCACGAATTGCGTTCAACAAGATTGGGCTAATAACAAACTTAGCGTTTGCAGTCCAGTATTGTTGTGGCAATTGGTAAATGAAGTTAACCACATCGGTATAAGTGATGTTGTTAGCGCCAACGGTGTTAGCGTTAGTGGTCAATTGGTCATAAGTAGCAAGGCTATGCAAACCGCTTGTAGAACCAGTACCGCTAGTACCAAATGCCGCTGTAGTGCAAGTGCCGCCTGTGTAGGTGCTGTTAGAACCCGCGTATTGGTCAAGGCCACGCAAACCGTTAGAACCGCCGTATGGCAAAGATGTAGAACCTTGGTCGTTGTTCTGAATCATTGACAAGGCTTCAGCTTGGCTGAATTCCATCAACATATCGTCAACCACATTGGCTTCCAAACCATCAATATCATCCAATGCAGCAGTACGGATTGGGAATTGTACATTCAAGTCTTGCAAAACGATTTGCCAGATAGATGTATCTTCAGTTGTAGCCGCGCCGTTGTTCTGAATTGCATAGCCCCATGCTGCGCCCGCATTTCCGATTTTTGACCGGAATTGATAGCTTGAACCATCGGTTGCTACGGTGCGTGACACGCCGCGCAGGGGATTAGCCAAACGCAATGCAGCAAACACGGGGTCATAAGCGGTGCGACCACCTTGGTTGTTACCTGAACCTGTCAAAGCGGATGCCTCGGTCAAGTAGGCTTGCATTTGTGATTCGTCAGCAAAGATTTTCAATTCTTTTTCTACGCGGTTGTTACCTTTGTAGAAAGAAGCCAATTGTTCTTTAACAGAACGGTTCACATCGCCGCGCACGGTTGTAGCGGGCTTGACGATTGCAGGGGCTTGAATAGATGCTACTTTGGCTTCCAAAGAAGCTACCAGTTCGCTAAATTCTGCTTTAACCGCTTCAACGGCGGCGGGGATTTTTGCTTCAACGGCGGCAATGCTTTCGCTTTGCTTGGCTTCGATAGCATCCAGTTTTTCGATAATTGCTGTGGACATGATTTAACCTTTAAGTTTGGTATCAAGTAATTTTAGAAGTTCGCGGGCTTCGAGAGCCGCAAGAATTTCCGCTTCGGTAGCCTCCGCATTTGAATCACTCAAAATAGGCGCAATTTCAATAGGTGCTGTAACTACATCGCGCAGTTCTAACACTTTCTTGAATGTAGATGCGGCGGCTACCGCATCCTTTTTAGATAGCCCAACTTCACGCAAGGCTTGTTCCAAAACTTTTAAATCTGCCGTGCCATCAGGTCGGAAATATTCCAACTTGCTAACTTCGGCTTGTGGGTTGTTGGGGTACATCACTACGGATACTTCGCGCAAACCGCCTTTAGTGATTTGGAAATATGCTTCATCAGATTGGTCGGGTTCGCCATCAGCATTTACCATTTGGTATTCTTCAGCGTATGCACCAACGGAAACGCCGCCAAACATTTCGGGCGATTCTTGCATTACTTTGTAAAGGTCTGAACCCATCGTAGTGTTGACATACAAACGCCCTTCGGCTTTCATTCCTGTATCGTCAAACTCAAATGCAGTCCATTCACCAACGGGGATAGCATCCGCATTGTGATTTACAAACATTGGTAATGGTCGGCCCGATTTAGAGAAATCTTCGGCCCATTGCATGAAGCCTTCGGGTTGGTAGTTAAACCGCCTACCGTCTGCGCCTTCACGCGCACCCCATGTAGTTACGGTTGCTTCAATTTTGCCTGTGCTTGCGCCTTGCTTTTCCAAAACTAGTTTGGCTTCGCAAACCATCATCAGGTTTTTTGTGGTCATGGATTACCTCATCAACTTTAGTTCGGTCGATGTCATATATTGTTTTAGGCGGTCGCCCTCTTTTCGGGGGCGGTTCTGTATTCGGCTTGTAAGTTGCCAACGATGCTATCACAATCTTAAAAATGTGTGACACTTTATTTTTACTTGCCGATATTCATTTTTCGGGTCTGATTTCCACCACCGCCGCCAGTATCTTGCGGTGATGTTCCCGCGATGGGTTTATCTTTGCCGCCCTTATCAATCAATTCATCAGCACCGTCAATATTGGGCATACCCAAATATTCACGCGCTTCGTTGGGGGTCATAATCCCGTTAGTAACACCCGCGGTAGCAAAATTCATTTGGTCTAATGGTGCGCCTTTTAAGAAATTGCGCGTATCAAACTCAATAGACAAATTGGGGTAGCCAACAAACAAATGTTGTTTTAATTTCTGCTGAATGTTAATCAGCGTTGGGTACATTGTGGATTTATAGAATTCATCCATCATTGTTTGCGTATTGTTGTACTTTGAATCGCCAATACCAATCATTGCAGCGGGTACGCCAAACAAGCCGCAAATACGCTTCATGGTTTGTTCTTTCAACTTAGCCGCATCGGTATCTTGTAGGGTCAACATATCCAAAGGCGTGTACTTCATGCCTTGGTCAAGTAACATACCTTGACCCGCCTTGCTTGGGTCGCTTGGGCGGCTAGAAACCATTGCCGACCATGCTTCTTTCAAACGGGCGGCGATTTCTTTGTATTTGGCATCAGGAATAACTTGTTCACTAGTAAACATACCGCTTGGTTTTGCGCCGTTTTGCATAATGTAGTTCGCGTACAAATCAATATCTTGGTCAAGTGAAACAAGTTCAGCCGCCAAGATGCCTTTGTTAAAACCCGCAGAACCTTGCCAGTTCATTTCTTTAATGTGCATCACTTGGTTAAAGTTCAGCGGTTCATCACGGTTAAAACCGTAACTTGGCGTACTCAAACGATACGATGGGTAGCGCGCAGGGGTGATTGTTACGGCAATCAAGGTTGAATCAAGCAAATACATTTCTAACGGGGTTTCCGTTGTGCTTGCTTGGTCTTTTCTCCACCAAAGGGTAAACGCTTCGCCCGCAAGTTCGTACCACATCAACCATTGATACCAAAATTCGTAGGTGCTTTGGAAATGGTTAGGTTGGGCCAAAAGGTTTGCCACTTGCTTGGCTTTAGCCTTATCCCGTGCGCCTACCAAATCAGATTTAACGGCATCAACATAAGTGCCATCTTCGGATTGGCTAACAACGCGAATAGGCAATTGGGACAATGCACGGGCCTTTGCTGCAACGCAAGCAATCACGGTTGAATTGCGCGTTAGCAATGACATATCCACGGGGCGACCCGCGTTATTGGTCGAACCTGTGGTTACATAAAGTATTTGGGTATTGACATTCGGGGCTTGTTTAGCGCCCTGAAAAACAATGTTATTACCTAGCGCAGATTGACCAAATAGCACATTGCTTTCATTTTTTTGGTCTTTATTGCGCTTGAAAATATCAAATATAGCCATGTTTTTACCCAATTTCCTGATGGTTTACCATTCAAAACTTCTAAACCCAAATGTATCAGAAACAAAAACATTGTCTAGATGGCAATGCAAAGCCATAATCATTGCAATAATTCCGTCAACTTTTGCGGATGTATCGGCTTCATTCTTGCGAACTTTGACATTTCCGTTTACATCGGTGTAAACCTCGGCGTTCCCTAGTTGCCAACCAACAAACGGGTTGCCATCGTGCATGATTCCCTTTTTCAGAATCAATTGTTCAGCGGTTTTGGATGGATTGGAAAGAACCGCCATACCCTGACCAACTTTCTTTACGGGCAAACCCTCGGCATAAAGATTAGCCACTAATGACGCGGCGTTGTAAGGGTCATAACCAATTTCTTTCACATCGTACTTTAGGCATTGCTGCTTTATGTACCCTTCCACTTCATTCAGGTCGGTCACATTGCCTTGCGTTAACCGTAATATGCCGCTTGCATGGGCTTGCTGAAAAATTGATTTGTAGTGATTCGGGATTAGGTCTAGGCTTTCAATTGGTAAGAAAAATTGAAATTCTGCAAAGAACTTTTCTTCAGCGTATCGGTGCAAAGTGCATACGGCGTTCAAGTCGCGGCTATACGCCAAGTCAAACGCAATAAAGGTTGATTCGGGTTTATCTTCGGGCATTGTGCTAACGGCATCATCCCAATACCTACGGTCAACCCATGCACTATTAGCCGAAACATAAATGTTCAATTGCTTGCATAGGAATTCGTTTAGGCTTGCGGGCTTGGCTTGGGCTTCTTGGGCCATGTGCCTAATGTGTTCGGCAGTAACCGATACGCCAAGCATAGGGTTTGCTTTGCCCCATGTTTCTTCATTTGACCATTCATCGCCCGCATCAATGCTATACAGTAGGCCAAACCAACGGTAGTTATCTTCCGCAGCACCGCGCAGCACATTGCGCAAGTGGTTTAAATCTTCGTAGAACTTGGTTTCTTTGGTAAACGATGCGGTAGTTAGGTACATACGCAAAGGGTTTTTCCGCGCACCCATACCCGAATGTAAAACCTCAATTGAGCCGCGTTCCACAATCTGCGCCGCTTCATCAATCATTGCGCACGATGGGTTTTTACCATCGCCTGTTTTCCTGTTTTCACGGGACAAGGCACGGTAGGTAGAAGTTGAATCGCCCGCCTTCTTTAACTCACTTCGGTACACAACAAACTTTTGCTGAAACTCATGCACCATGTTTTCAATGATGGCCTTTGATGAATCAAAGCAAATGCTTGCCTGTTCGCGATTGGTCGCCAATGTAAATACTTCAGCGCCCGCATCGCCAAACTGTAGTTCATACAAAGCAATGATTGATGCTAGGGTTGTCTTACCCGATTTACGCGGCACAAACAAGATTACATCCGTTACCCAACGAACGGTTTTATCTTTCCTATCCCTGAACCCGTAAATAGCCGCCAAGAACAAAACTTGAAACGGTTGCAGGGTGATAGGCTTGCCCGCTTCAGCGCCTTTAACATGGCGGCAAAACTTGGCAAACTTTAGGATGTGTTCGGCTTTTTCGGGTACGAATTCATAAGGCGCATCCCGCCGTTCCACCATATCTAGGAATCGTTGGGCTGCTAACTTTACATCTTCACACGCGTTAATGTCGCCAAGGGTTACGCCCCTAGCATATTGGAAAGCGGGTTCAAGCAGTTGCGAATAACTCATCTACTTCGGATGCCTTATTTTTAATCTTTGGGCGACCCCTTGCCACTAACGCTAATTCGGCAAGTATCTTTATGGCCTTATCCATTGATTCGGTTCTTATCTTGTAGTACGGGCTTGGCGCATCACCCGCGTTGTAATGATAAATCGCGCCATTTTCCAAAAGTCCAATGTGCGCCTGTACCAAAGTATCCACCACCAAAACCAACGAACCAACTAACAGTTCATCGGATGCTGTTAGTGCGCCTGTTGAATTTTCAACTTCGTTTCTGATGGCGGTTTCAAATGCGTCTGCGTTCCAAGTGCTTGGATTACGCAAAAAGCCAATGATTTGTTTGGGTGCTTTTTTCATTTTTTTATCTTAAACGGTTTGTTGCGTATTAGCAACCTTATAACCCCCCCTAACTTTGTCTTTCTACGAAAGAAGC